TGCCATGCCAGGTCCTGCCGCCATAGGTGAGGGTAGAACCGCCGCGTTCGAGCCGGTCGCGCAGCGAGTCGATGACGCCGCCGAGCTCCGAGCCGTCCGCGTACACGTAGCTGCCGGGTTCAAGCATTCGGTCCACCGTGAGTTCGAAGTCGTTTTCGTCGGCTCCCCAGGCGGCGTCGAGGGCGTAGTCCTCGATGACGGCGCGGTCGATGTGGCCGGCGTCGGTGACGATCAGGTCCATGGCGGTTCGCTCTCCTCTTCGAAGACTGTCAAGTCGAAGCCGAATCCCCGCCATTCGACGGGGCTGTCGCCGGGCGGTATGGGTTGGAAGATGTAGTTTCCGCCGTCCAGTCCGTCGCCGCGTTCGGCCTTGGCGAAAATGTCGGTGACGTCGCCGTTCTCGGCCGTCAGTGTGACGCTTTTGCGGCCGGCGATGCCGACGATGGTCGCAAAAGCACCGCTGGGGATGTCGGTGGTCAGCTTGTACCGGTTGCCGCCGATGGTGATGGCGGGCGCGGTCGCGGGTCCGAAGATCGTCATCTGGAACGGCATGGCCGTGGGCTGCGGGTTGTGTGCGGTGGCGTTTCTGGTGGTCGGCTTGTAGTCATGCTCGTAATCGTGCGGATAATCCAGGTCGAGGCCGGGCTGGAGTGAATCGCTCCAGAAGCGTTGCACTTCCCCGGCCTTACGCCAGATGCCGTCAAGCATGACCACGGTGAGCTTCTGCTGGATTATCACCGGCGTGATGGTCTGCGGCTCCGCCTTGACCACGTAGGCGCGAGTCGTCCAGCCGTCAGCATCAAACATGCCCGGCGTTCCTGCGGCAACGTCGGCATCGAACAGGCGGCGCGTCCAGTCCGCCTTCTCCGGGCACCGCAGGTAGGTGAGTTCCAGGTCGGTCTCCCTCGCGGTGCGGGTCACGCCGCTCAGGCTCCTATAGCCGAGGTCGTAGCTCCATGAGCGGCCTCGGATGCCTTCGGCGGTCTGCGCGAAGATGTCGGGGCCGCTCATGACGATCTCGTCGCCGGTCGACGCGCACACATATTTAAGCGTTTGCATACTTGCGTATCAGCCTTCCTACTTCGCGCCCGTCGACCTCGACACCTAATGCCTGCAGCATGGTCGGGATGTCCGCGTGCAGGGCGACCAGTGCGGCGAGCAGCTGTTCCAGCAAGGCGGTCTGCATGGAGGCCTGTTCATTGCCGTCGCGCAGCATGCCCGTGCCTCCGCCAATGGTTCCGATGGACGGCGAGCCGAACGAATGGTCGTCGAGCGTGAGTCCGGCGGCTATCCGGTCGAGGCTGCGGTTGACGATCCGCTGGCTCTGATCGATGCCCTCGGCCATGCCGCGGCCTATCATCACGCCGACCTGGTCCCTGAACACGCGGGACGGCGAATGGATGCCGAGCTTGTCCTTGACCCAGTTCAGAGCGTCCTTGGCGGCACCGACCGCCGCGTCGACGAGCTTGCCGGCGGCGGATGTGACGCCGGAGGCGATGCCGGTGATGATGTTCATGCCGACCTCGCCCCAGTTCACGCTTGTGAACCCGTTCCAGATGGAGCGCACGATGGCGGGGATCTTGCCGATCAGCTGCGGTATGGCGCTGGCCAGACCGTTGGCGAGGGTCACGAGGATCTTCACGCCCGTCTGCAGGATCTGTGGCAGGTTCGCGGCTATCGACTGCACGAGGTTGCCGATGATGGTGGGTGCCTGTGCGATGAGCTGCGGCAGCGCGTTCATCAAACCCTGCGCGAGGCCGAGCAGCAATTGCATGCCGCTGTTGAGCAGCTGGCCGGCGTTGGATGCCAATCCGTTGACGAGCGCCATGATCATGTCGAGAGCGGCCGGCAGCAGCGTGGGCAGTTGCGAGGCCAGCCCGTTGACCAACGTGGTGACGATGAGCACGGCGGTGGTCATCAGCTGGGGTGCGTTCGTGCTGATCGCGTTCATCAGCGCGGTGAGGATGGCCGCGCCCTGGGCGAGCATGGCCGGCAGGCTGGCGGTGATCTGCATGTTCAGCTGCTGCAGCAGTGTCGGCAGTTGCGCGGACAGCTGGCCTATCATCGCGAACAACTGCCCCTGCATGCTCTGGTCCAGCATGCCGAGGCCCGCGACCAATGCGGCGATGATGCCGGCGATGCCCATGTACTTCATGAAATTGCCGGGGCTGAAGAACGACCCGAACAGGGAGCCGATCTTGCCGAGCCCCGTCTGGACCTTTGGACCGACCATGTTGCCGATGCCGCCGAACACGTCGCCCAATCCTGAGACGATCGGCCCTGTGGCGGACTTCACCTTGCCGGCTATCGACGACAGGCCGGACACGAGGCCGCTGTCCGACACCTTGGAGAACACGCCGGAGAATCCTCCGCCGACCTTGGCGCCCAGCGTCTTGATGTTCGAGTCGAGGGAGCTGGTGATCTTGCCGAACTCGACGCCCAGCCCGTTGGCCATGCCCGAGACGGACCGGCCGATGTCCGTGGACGCGAGCTTCGCCCCCAGTTGCTTGAGTGGGCCGGCGAGTCGTTCGCCGCCCTGCTGGACGCGGTTGACCGCGTTCGCGAACGGGTCGCCGTCCACGGCGAGCGCGGCGCGCAGGTCCTTGTTGAAATACGATTTGAACTGTTGCAGGCCGGACAGTCCTGATTGCAGTTGGCCGGGCAGTTGCTTCACGCCCGTGGTGAGTTTGTCGAATCCGCCGTCGCCGATTTTGCCGAGCGTGTCGAACACGTTGGTGATCTTGTCCACGTTGCCGCCGACCCCGGCGAACAATGCGAACGCTCCGGCCAATTGGCCGAGACTGCCGGCGATGTCCTGAACGGTGATGCTGCCGTCCTGCAAGCCCTGGCTGAATTGCTCGATGAGCTTGACGGCCCTGTCCACATACGGGGTGAGCTTGCCGTTCAACTGCTCCACGAATGGTGTGAGCTGGCTTGAGAGCGCGTCCACGGCCGGAATGGCCGCGTTGAACGTCTTGCGCAATGATTCGAGCGCGATCTTGCCGGGGCCTTCGCCCAATCGGCTGAGAGCGGCCTTCACGTTCGCCAATGCGCCGCTGAAGGTGTCGCCGGCGGCCAATGCGGCTCCGCCGAGGCCTTCCTGCATGGAGTCGGCGAATGTTTGGAAGTCGATTTTGCCTTTGGATACCATGTCGGAGACCTCTTCCGAGGTTTTGCCGAGGTGTTTGGCGAGCAGTTGGAGGACGGGTACGCCGGAGCTCATGAGTTGGAGCATGTCGTCGCCCTGCAGTTTGCCTCGGGCGGCGACGCTGCTGAAGATGGTGCCGATGTCGGTGAGGCTGCGGCCTGATATCTGTGCGGTGTCGGCGACGGTTTTGAGGACGTTGGTCATCTGCTGGCCGGATTTGATGCCGGCGGCGCTCAGGGTCGCGGCCACGGTGGCCGCGTCGCCCAGGCCGAACGCGGTGCCTTTGACGCTGGCGAGCGCGTTGTTCATGATCTCGGCGATGCTTTTGGAGTCGTGGCCGAGGCCCTTGAGTTTGGCCTGCGCGTTTTCGATGGCGAGGGCGCGTTGGAAGCCGCCTTTGGCGGCGAGTGCGGTGATGCCTCCGGCGATGGTGCCGATGGCTCCGAGTCCGACTTTGCCGATTTTGCCGAATGCGCCGCCGAATTTGCCGAGGATGCTGGTGCCGCCGGTCTTGGCGGCGTTGTCGGCGGCCTGGGTGATGTCGCCTTCGAGTTTCTTGCCGAAGTCCTTGCCGCTGGGGGCGACTTCGATGTAGACGACGCCGATGCTGCTTTCTGCCATCGGGGCTTCTCCTGTGTGGTTGGGAGGCCCCGATGGCGGTCGGGGTCATTCGATGTGGTAGTGGTCGTTGAGGCGTTTGCGGCGGGCCATGCGCGCCTCATAATCGGCGTGGGTTTCCGTGGCCGGTCGGCGGAACATGTCGGTTCTCCGGTCGGCCCATGGCCGGTAGCCTTTGCGTTTGAGTCGGCCTTCGAGTTCCATCTGGTCCCAGAGCGCGATTTCCGCTCCGGTGGGCGTGTATGACCATCCGGCGAGCGCGGCGAAGCTGTTGGAGGTGTGGTCGCGCAGGATTTCGCGGGTGAGCGCCCATGCGCTCTCGTAGTCGAGGTTGCCGGATGGTTTGCGGCCGGCTGGCGCGTCGAGCCATGCGTTGAGGTGGCATGGCTTCCAGACGCGCCGGTAGCGGGTCAGCCAGTCGGTGGTCAGCGCCGAGTGATGCTGTTGGTGGAGGATGAGGAGGTAAACGATTTTGGGTCGAGGCCCGATCCTTCGGCCCAGCCTTTGACGATGGCGCTGATCCAGCCGAGCGGGTTGCCGGCCTTCCGCAGCTTGTTCCACAAGGTCGGCTGCATTTCCTGCAGGTAGGCGAGGAACACGGCGGTGGCGTGGAACGTCTCCTCCTCGCTCAGGACGACCTTGCTTTTGACGATGAGCACGACGTTGACCAGTTCGATGGGCAGGTCGGCGGAGTTGAGGTTGGGGAGTGTGACTTCGGTGTCGAGTCCCTTGAGGCTGAGGCACACGTCGGGCTGCTGTTCGGCGTCGGTGTTGATGTCGGGTTCGATTTCGATGGGCTTGTTTTCTTCGCTCATGGCGGTCTCCTAAAAAATATTGGTTGCGGCGGTCGATGCGTGGAGGGTTCCCCGTCCGCAGGGACCGCCATCGGTGCGGGCGGGGAAGAATGTCAGGGTCAGGCGGTGACGGTGACTGGCACGGTCACGTTCTTGCCTCCGGCGGTGGCGGTGATGGTGACGGGTTTGCCGGTTTCGGTGGCGCTTTTGCCGGTCACGGTGACGGTGTTGCCGTTGACGGTGGCGGTGGCCTTCGCGGTGGCGCCGCTTGTGGCGGTGATGGTCCAGCCCGTGGCGTTCGCCGGGGAGACGGTCACGTTGAACGTCGCGGTGCGGCCGGCGGCGACGGTCAGCGTGTTCGGGGTGGCGGCCAGCGAGTCGACCTTGGTGGCCAGTCCGGCCTTCTCGGCCGCGAGCAGACCATAGACGTGGAACATGTAGCCGTCCGAGGCCTTGAACATCTTGAACGTGACGTTGAAGGTCACGACCTCCGTGGATACGAGGGTCATGTCGTCGCGGTCGGAGACCTTGCATTTGCCGATGGGCAGCACGATCGGGTTGCCGTACTGGTCGAGGCATGCGAGCACGGCCATGTATTCGATGTTCGTGGCCGCGTCCCTGACATGGAAGTTGCCGTCGGTGTCGGCCTTGACGCCGAAGTAGGCTTCGGCGATGTCCTGACGGCATTCGATGCCGGGTATCTGCAGGGTCCAGTAGCCGGGCTCCTGTTCGGAGACCACGATGTCGCCGTTGTGGCCCTTGATCTCGGTCTCGTCGCCCGGCTCGGGGTGCAGTACCGCGCCGTCCTCCGAGTTGTAGCCGACCGGCTTCTTGCCCTCCGGCGGCGTCCAGGTTTCGGAGTCGGGCATCGCGGGGATGTTCGGATCGTCGAGCTTCCACAGGAAGAGCGCGTAGTCCTTGATGAGTTTGACCAGGTCGGCGCGGTTGCCGCTGGTGATGTACGAAGTGTCTGTGGCCATTTGCCATACGCCTTTCGATGATTATGCTTGGTTGGTTTCGACGGTGAGCAGGAGCGTGAGGTACGCCATGAGGCAGCCGTTCTCGTCGCTCATGCGGATCGGCCCCGACTCGTGGTCGATGGTGACGACCGGCCGTGGCGGATACAGGCCGGTCAGATACAGTTCGATGTCGGCGGCGAGGTTCTGCGCGGCGTCGATGTCGCCGGTCCCGTCGTCGCGACGCACCCACACGGAGATGCGAAGGCGCGTCTGCTGGCTGACGGGCGTGGCCTTCCGGCCGGGCACGGCGACCAGCACGCATTCCCTGGGCGGATTACCCCGGTTGCGGACGGTGCCGAACCGCACGTCGGGAAACCGGTCGCGCAGACGTTCGAGCAGCACGGGTTCCACCCGGTTCGGGCGGACGGGTGGCCGGATGACGCTCATACGACCACCATGCCCAGCATCTGGCTCAGCACTCCGTGGGCCTGTTCGAACGCGGCCGGAGCGGTGGCGACAACGTTGGTGCGGTCGGTGTCCTCGTTGCGGTACACCTTGATCGCCGGATCCACGGCCGCCATGCCCTCCACCTGTTCCTGCACGTCGTCCATGACCGGTTTGACGGCGCGTTTGAGCACTTCGTCGCTGAAATTCGTGCGGTCGAGCACGACCTTGACCTTGCTCCGGGCCATCTACCCCTCCTTCAGTCTGACGTTGACGACGTCGCCGACGTGCGTGCCGTCGGGTTTCTCCCACACGCACACCACGCCGTCGACGGGCACCCGCCTGCCGCGCACGCCGATCAGGTCGGTGTCGCGGATGCCGGTGGGGGTCTTGGAACGGATGTAGATGGCGTGGTCCCAGGTCACGCCATGCGAATCGTCCGAGGACGTTTCCGGCGTGTTCACCGGGGCCACGAGCCCGTCGAAGCTCATGACGAGTTCCAGCGGGCCCTGCACGGTGTTGCCGTCGGCGTCAAGTCCGGGCTCGCCGCGCCAAACGTCGATGCGTTCCATCAGACCACCTCCCCGGATGCCATGTCGATGCTGAAGGCCAGCTGGCCACCCAAGCCGAGCACTGTGAGGTAGTCGTTGTTCCATCGCAGGTAGCCGTCCGGCGAAGCCCACGAGTAGGAGTTGGAGAAGGGGCCGGTGGTCTCGGTGTTCTGCGTGACCCCTGTGGGCACGCCGGACACCTGCTGCTCCATGGCGGTGCGCACCATCTGGCAGCAGACGATCTCGAGGCCGCGCCGGTGCGCCGTCCACCACGAATCCTCATGGGTCTCGGGGTAGACGGACACGTGGTTGCGGATGTTCTCGCTCGCATCGAGCAGCAGCTCGTCCGCCTGCGCCTGTTCGTCGGGCGTGAGCGTGTGCCAGCGTTTCTCCAGGTCCTCGTGCGTGGCGAACGGCTCGGGTTCATCGGCCATGACGGGCCTCCTTATCCGATGACGCCGGCGGCCTTGAGCGAGGCGAGCGCGGCGTTGAGCTTCTTCTTCGTCTCGTTCAGTTCGGTTACCACGGCGTCGAATTCGGCCTTGGTCGGCGTGGTGCCGGCGGCCGCCGTCGCATCGGCCGCGGACACGGCGGCGACGGACGCACCTTTCTTCACGCCTCCCAGCGCCGCGGTGGTGGCGGCGGGCAGTGTATAGGCGGAGCCGCCGGTGAACGGCGTACCGTCGGGGTTCCACAGGCGTGCCGGCACGTCCATGGCCCCGGTCTTGTGTTTCTTCTTGCCTGCCGGCTGGATGATGAAGTCCTGGGTGAACGCGCTCATCAGTCACCCGCTTCCGTGGAGGACTTGAGCACGGCGAACGCCTTGGGTTCGATGACCGCGTAGGAGAACATGGCCTCGGTGCGGTAGGCGATCTGGTTGTGGGCTTTGAGGTCGACGCCGGTCTGGTCGGGGTCGCCGTAGGGGATGATCTCAGACGTAATGTCGCGCACCATGCCCCATTTGATGAGGCTGAAATCGCCCATGATGGCGAGCACGTGGGTGGGTGTCTTGGCCTTGGCCCCGTTGACGGTGGCGCTGGTGGCGGCCTTGATGCCGTCGAGGGTGCCGACCTGCAGGTTGAGCGGGATCTCGGGGTAGTAGCGCATGCCGGTGGCGGGTACGCGGATCTTGCGCAGGCGGGAGGCCCACGTGCGGCTGATGGCGATGCCGTTGATGTCGTAGGTCTCGTTGAGCTGGTCGGCCAGGTTGTCGACGTTGGTGATGTCGTCGTCTCCGGCGGTGACCTGCATGGCGCGGGCCGTGAGCGCGTCGAATCCGGTGAGGGGTTCGCCGGTCTTGGGGTTGATGGCGTGGTAGACGACGTAGTCGAGGGCGCGGCCGATGGCCTCGGCCTGGTCGGCCTGGATGGACTGGATGATCTGGAAGCGGTTGTCCTCGTCGGCCCATTTGAGCTCGCTAGTGACGCGGGTGGTGGTCTGCACCTTGAACGTCTTGCCGCTCACGTAGTTCAGGTCTTGCTCGTAGGAGCTCTTGGTCTGGCCTTCGGCGGTCACGTCGGCCTCGGCGGCGCCGTTGAAGATCATGTATTCCTTGTCGGTGAAGATCTGCGGGCTGCTCGGGGACAGCGCGGCGATGGTAGAGGTTTCCTTGACCTTGTTGACGACGGCCGTGGCGACGGTCTTGGGCAGGTGGAGTTTGCTGGTGTCCATTGCCATGATGTTGTTCCTTTCTGGGGGATGATTGCGTTTAGAGGTTGGAGAACAGGTCGTCGGCCCATGCGCGTTCGTCGGCGTCGGCGGCCTTGCCGTCGGGGGTCTTTCCCTGGTTGGGCATGCCCTTGGGCTTGGGGTGCGCGTACTGGTCGATGGCCTTCGCGTTCGCGGTCATGGCCTCGAGCGTGTCGCCGTGCAGCAGCGAGGCGGGCACGCCGGTCTCCTTGGAGACCTGCGCCTTCCACTCGTTCTGCTGTCGTTCCGCCTCGTAGGCGGCGTTGGCGGCTTCGAGTTCCTTGATGCGTTTGGCGGCCTTCTCGGCTTCGGACAGCTGCGAGTCCTTGAACTGTTGCAGTTCCTCGGCGGCCTTGCTGTTGTCCTTGGCGCGCTGCTCCCATTTGCGCGAGTGGGCGCGCTGCTCCTCGAACTTCGCCTTCCAGTCGATGTCCTCGCCGGTGTCGGCCGGGTCTCCCGTTGCGGGGTCGCCGGAGCCGCCTTCGTCCGCGCCGGAATCGATGAGACGAAGGTTGTTGCGGAATCGGTGCCAGTGCGGCATGTCGTGCATGATGGTTCTCCTTTGTGGTTGATGGGGCCCGTTCCGGGCGTAAAAACCACCCGTGCGGGTGGTGTGGAGTGGCGGGTGCAGGATTCGAACCTGCGTGGCGTGGTGCAGCCGATTTACAGTCGGCCCCGATCGGCCTCTCTGGCAACCCGCCGTATGGTAGAATCGAGGTAACGGGGATCCCACGTAACCGGCTCTTGAGACCGGCACATAATCCGGGGGGTTATCCCCGTTTTTCTATTTCAATACGATTTGGTGGAATCCTTCCGAGTCGAACACCCACAGCTCTTTGATGTGGGATTCATGACGGGCGTTGTACAGCGACAGTTGGTTGACGAACTTGTCGGGCAGTTTCGTGCTTCCGAAGTCCAGTACGAACACGTCCTTGACAACGCCCTGTTCGACGCCGCCGACGACGGCGTCGTTGATGCGTTGGGCCACGTTCCTGTATTTCAGGCCTGCCGGTGATTTCAGTTCGGCGTCGCATTCGTGGCTCAGCCAGTGAAAGTCGTTGCTGGGCTTGCCGTCATGGCTTTTCGGTATCCACTCGTATTCCTCGCCCAGCTTCTGGAACTTCTCGAGGAACACGATCTCGTGCCGTTCGAGGATTTCCCTGCTCGGGTCGACGCCGACGGCGAGCTGGCGCCGGTACCAGGATTCCGCAGTGCCTTTTGGCTCTCCCTTCATTGACAGGAGTCTGACGGACTGCTCCCACGGCATGGTCGGCGTCGGGTAGACGCCGTCCGTGAACGCCATGGGATTGTCCCGGCGCATGCGCTTGAGCTTCTCCCGGTAGTCGCCGCCTCCCTTGCTGGCTTCCTGCCACATGGCGGTGAGCCGTTCGGGGTTGTATCCGGCGAGTGTCTGGCGGCCCCAGCTGGGGACGATCTGGCAGTCGCAGTCCCGGTGGTATTGCATCTCCAGGCCTGCCGAGTCTTCGCTCAGGTAGGTGAAGCCCCGTGATGCGAGCATGGTGCAGAACGCGCATGTCCTTGCTCCGCGCGGCACTCTGGCCCATCGTGGTTTCGACGGGTCGATGCGCATGTTGCGTTGGGTGGTCAGGCGTGCGGAGGCGTTGATCATGTCGGCGACGAATTGCATCGCGTCATCCGGGTTGCCCAGATCGGGCCACAGGTCTTCGATCGTGGCTCCCGCGCGTGACTGTCCGTTCTTGACCTGCGTGTAGGTCAGGCCGGCGTAGTCGGTGTTGTTGAAGCCGCCCTGCACCTGCCAGAGGGCGCGGTCGGGGTCGATGAGCCGCGTGTGGTCGAAGTCGTCGAGCCGGACGCCCGCGTATTCGCTCCACAGGCCGCGCACGGTGTCGTAGTATTCGTTCGCCAGCTGGGAGGCGTCGCGGGAGAAGTCGCGGATCGCGTCCTTGACGTTCAAAGGGTCGCGGTCGACCATGTTCTCGATGACGTCGGCCGCGCCCTCCCTGAGGTTGTCAAGATCGGTCTGGTAGTCCCTGTATGCCCTGTCCAACAGCCGTTGCAGTTCCGGAGGGGCTTTCGGATTCGCTGCCATCAGCCGCCTCCGTGTCCTGCGTATTCATCCGCTGCTGTCTGAGCTGGTCGATGTTCCGTTGGGCCTTCATCCGCTGCTGGTAGGCGCGGAACGATTGGAGTTCGCCGAAGGTGAGGCCGAGTTTGGCCAGTCCCACGTCGGAATCCGCCCAGTCGCCGTTCACGCCGGCGACCTTCGTGTAGTAGTCGGCTCTTGCCGCGTCGCTCACCTCGCGGGTCGGCGCCCACAGGGGGCGGATGCCGGTCAGGTCGGGCGGCTGCGGGCTGTTGTCGCGCAGTTGCACGGCCATGCCCATGGCGTTGAGGAGCTGGCGGGAGAACATGCGGTTCTGCCGGTTCGCGGTGCGCGTCAGCTGGTTCTCGGCGGCGGCGAGCGCTTCGGCGCTGGTGGGGTTGGCCAGTCGTATGCCGAGTTGTTCGGGTGGGATGTCGGTTTCGGCCGAGGCGAGCATGGCGATGGTTTCGAGCATGTCGCCGTGGGGTTGCATCGATGCCTGGGAGACCTGTTTGAGTTCGGGGATGTCGCCGTTGATGTCGCGGCTGACCGCGTTGATGCTGCTGACGAGCGCGCTCCATGTGTCCTGTTGGAAGGATTCGCGGCTCAGGCCGAGGAACCAGATTTTGGGCACCGAGTAGAATTCGGCGGACGCTTCCATGCGGACCATGGTGCGCATGGCCATGTCGGTCAGGTTCATCAGGGCGCGGTTGATGCGTGAGCGGCCGAAGGGGCGGTCCATCTGCTTGTCGTAGACGATGGGCACCACGGCGACGCGGTCGAGCCGGTTGTATTGGGGTTCCGCGTCCCACCCGTATCCGGTTTTCATGCAGGCGTAGTTGCGGCCGGGCAGCCATGCGTTGAATGCGGTGATGTTGCCCCATTTGTCGCTGTCGGTGATGGTCAGCGCGGCTTTGATGCGGCGGCGGTCGTTGTCCCATAGTGCGGCGGACCAGTCGGCCGAGCGCGGGGTGATGAGGATGCGCTCGTTGTCGTCCGGGTCGTAGTCGATGGTCAGGAAGCTGCAGGAGTGCTTGTAGCAGCTGATGACGGCCTCGCTCATGTCGGTTTCGAGCTCGTTCATGCGCATGATCTCGTCGATGCCGTGGTTGTCGGCTCCGGCGGCGGTCTCGAATCCCTCGAACACGCTCTTGTCGGCGAGCGCGCGCACGCTTTTCTGTGGCCAGCCGACCACGACGCCGGCTTTCTGGGCGACGATGTTCGGGATGCTGATGCCGAGGTTGTTGAAGCGTTGTTTGGCGTCGTAGAACGCGGAGCGTAGCAGGTTGCGTGGGTATTTGTTGCGCCAGAGTTCCAGTAGGCGGGTGATGTCCGTCATGTCGTTGTCGGGCACGTTGGCGATGTGTGTCATGAACGAGGAGCCTGTGGACAGGTAGGGGTTGCCGAAGCTGATGGATTGTTCGCTCATCCGATCATGACCTCCTGTACTCGGTCCGGGTCTCGTTTGGTTATGGTGGTGCCGTAGAGGGCGAGCGTGCATGCCACGAGCGGGCTTATGTCGATGTCGCTGCCCATCGGGTTCCATCCGACGGCGCCGGATTTGCCGATGCTGCGTGTGGTGGCGTTGGCCACGGCCGTGGCGAGCGCCGGTGCTTTGTCGTCCGGCAGGTGGGTGAGTTTGCCGTCTCTGAGCATGTCGAGGAATTTGCCGCAGGCGCGGCCCATGTCGCTGTAGTTGGTGACGATGACTTTCACGTGCCGGGCTTTGAGGTCGGCCAGCAGGCTCATGGCGGGTGATTGCGAGTCGATGGCCACGCTTGCTGTGCGCGGCCAGTGGTCGGCGATGTAGTCGACCGCCCATTGGGTGCCTTTGGATTGGGTGGACTCGAAGCGGCGCAGTTCGATGTGCGCGGTGCCGTCCCTGTGGTTGACGGCGCCGCCGATGGCCAGCGAGCTGCGGTCGGGTTTCATGTCGAGCGCGTAGCCGATCAGTCCTTTGATGTTGGGTGTGTCGGTGGCGGCTTTCGTCCATTGTTCGGGGTTGATGGCCCGATTGGTGGCGGTTTCGTCCCAGATGCCCAGTGCCTCGCGGCGGAAGCTGTCCTTGCCGAGCTGGCGTTGCATGCGCAGCATGCTGGTTTCGCTGGTGCGGCGCGGGAAGCTCGGGTTGGCTTTCCTCCATTGGGCGCGGTCGTCGCTGTCGGCGTCGCGGTCGGCGGAGAATTCCACGTAGAGCATGTCGTCCTCGCCGGCGAGCGCCTGGCGGCGGCGTTCCGTGAACGCTTCGCCGGGGTCGGCGGGGCGCGGTGGGGTGCCGATGTAGAGGACGAGCGCGTTGGGGCTGGTGTTGGTGGCGGGCACCATGTCGCTGATGGCCTGTTCGGTCAGGATCTGTGCTTCGTCGAACACGATGATGTCTACGGCGTCGTTGCCTCGGGCGAATCCCTGGGCTCGTGCGCCGAACAGTATCTTGCTGCCGTTGGCGAAGGTGATTTCCTGCATGCCGTTGCCGCCGCGCACGCCGTCGGTGCGGCCGGAGTGGTCGAGGTATCCGATGAGCGCGGGGTTGCGTACCAGGGTGCGCACGTGGTCGAACGTGTTGCTGTTGGTGCGGTTGTGGTGCGCGGTCCAGATGACGGTCAGGTTCGGGATGAGCGTGCACAGGATGACCACGAGGCTGGAGACGGTGAAGGTCTTGCCGGTCTGGCGGCAGATGCTCAACACCACGCCGCCGACGGAGGCGGCGAACGTGCCGTCGGTCCTTCGGCCGAGGATGAGCGTCAGCAGTCCCTGCTGCCAGCGGTCGTAGCGGATGCCGCATGCTTTGGCCCTTTTGTTGACCTTGGGGAACATGCTGGTGACGATGCCGGAGGGCATGACGATGTGGCGTGCGACCTCAGATAGCTTCGGGTCGGAATTCTCCGTCATCGTCGTCCTCCGGATCTTCTTGCGTCGTCATGCCTTGTGCGGGGTTGCCTTCGAGCCGTTCGATTTCGCGGGTCAGGGCGAGCAGCTGTTTGCTGATGCCGGTCAGGCTGCCCGGCGGGGTGCCGGCGCTGAACATGGCTTCCTTGAGCCGGGCCTGCGTGCGTTTGAGCACGCTCACGTAGTCCTCGGGCCCGTCGTTCATCATCGCCTCGAAATCGGCGGCGGTGAGGGCGTCCATCGCCTCGGGCTCATGTTCCACGTCCCCGGCCGGGGCGGGAGGCGTGGTGATGCGGCTCATGCGCTTGGCCCTGCGGTAGGCGCGCTGCTTGCATTTGGCCGAACAGTATTTCGCTTTCTTTCCACGGCCGGACGGGGTGAACGGCTGGCCGCATTCCTCGCAAATCACCGCGCTCACCTCCAAAAAAACGTAACGGGATAACGTAACGGCCGGCCAAGGCGTTACGTTTTGACATGCCGGGGAGATATCGGCCCTGCGCCCGAGGGGGCTTCGACCGGGACGGACGGGTCTCCTCCCCACGTCACCAGTCGCCGCTCGTCGCCAACGGCATCGAGGTGGCCTTCAGGTCGGCCGTGTACCCCTGTTCGAATGTTTGTTTGATGTGTTCGCGCGCCCACGCGACGCTGTGGTTGGAGCGTATGCGGTTGCACCATCGGTGCGCGAGCCGGCAGTTGGAGAACAGGTAGGGCGAGCCGCCCTTGCTGACCGGGATGATCTCGTCCACCTCGGGCGAGCCCGGCAATCCCGGCGGCAATGATTTGTCCACGGGCCTGCCGCACAGGTGGCACGTGTCATAGGCCGCCAGCACGCGGGCCACGACCTGCCGGCGGCGCCAGCCATTGGCATGACGCCGGTTGCCACGGTGGCCGCTCATAACCCGGCCTCGGCGCACGACCGCTGCCAGGCGTCCACGAACGCCTGCACGGCCCGGCGCATGACCGGTTCGAGGGGGTCGACCACGAGATGGCCGGACGGGGTGACGCTCACGGGCACGGGCAGGGCGTCGATGTCGGCGAGGGTGTTCCCCTTGCACGTGATATGCAGGCTGATGGTCGGCATGCCCGGCATTGTCATGGCGTCATCGCCTCACAATCAAATGAAAAGAGTGGCGGGGCGAACATCACCGGCGCTTTGGACGTGCCGGCGGAGTACTCTCGCCCCATGCAATGCGGTCAGATACGCGAAAACCCAGCCACATGAGCTGGGTTTTTCGACACTTCTGCCACTGCAATCATCGGTGACAGTCGTTCATTTGTCAAATCCTTCGGACGGTCTGGCCTCCTCGCCCGGCAGCTCGTCCACGGGTTCGCCACTGATGACGAGCCTGTAGACGCTGCTGTAGGTGATGCCCTCCGGGGTGACATCGAGCTTGCCACGCTTGCGCCACACGTTGACGGTGTTGCGTTTGAGCGTGATCCCCGCAACCGTGAACGCTTTGGCGATCTCGGCCGCAGAGCCACGCCGGCTGTCATCCCAGCACAGTGTCTTGAGCCGTCGCAGTTTGACCGTCTGCGCTCGCTGTTCCCTCCCACACACGGGACACGTGACCCACTGGTCCGCCGCGCCTGCGGCGAGCATGGTCTCGCATAGTTCGCATGCGCCGATCTCCCTGCGTTGTTCGGGCGGATCCAATGCGAGGTCGACCTTGCGGGCCAGGCCGTTGATGATGTGCATGTACATGCCAGCGTCCGCGAATGTAGAGAGCCTGGGGTGGCCGGCGCATGCGATGAGCGTGGCCTTGAGGTCCTCCATGCGTGGATCCCTATGCCAGTCGAGTGCGTCGATGCCGTCGAGGCAACGCCACAGCTCACGCGCCGTCGCGTCGAGCAGATCCAGCAAATCGAGCACGTCAAGTCGTATCGGTGTCGGCGGCGTGGCCGTCTGGATGCGCACTGGCGAATGCCCGCCCGGATGCAACGTGGCATCCAGCGAATCATGCAACGGCGTGATGTCACGCGCCAATCCCAACAGCGTGCCGGCGAAACGCATCTCGCACGCCATGCAGAGGGTGGTTCCCTCTTCGGTTATATTCTGACAGTTCTGGCAGTTCACGAAACCCCTCCACATCGGCTAAACTGGTTGTTTGCTGACATGCCCTCCGCCTCGTGTGGAGGGTTTCGTTTTTATCTGGTATTTCAGTTCATTCCTCGAACAGCGGCGGTTCGATGAACTCGACCTTGCATGGCGGTTTCGGCCGACCGTCGCCCTCGCGGATGATCGCGCGCACCTCCTCCAACGGCAGGCCCAATTGACGGGCCGTATCCGTCGCGCCGTAGCCGCGCCCGTGCCATGCGAGCACCTTGTCGCGTATCGCCTGACTCGTCACTTCGCAACACCTCCCGTATGCGGATCAATCAAGTCGCATGACATGGCATCGACGCGCTCGCCGGTTCGAGCCTCGATGCATAGGCGGCGAACGTCGCCCGTGGTCTCCACCTGCTGCACGATGCGCTGGCTGGGGCCGGTGTCCATCGCGGCGTACGCGGCCAGGCCAATGGCGGATACGATGGCGAGTGCCAGTATCGCGATGATGATGGTGAACAGGAGTCCGATGGTGGATTCCACCGACCAGCTTTCGCGCCTCATCGGGTGCCTCCGGCGAGCGCACTAATGTAAAAACCGGTGGTGATTAATGTAGTTCTGTGGTGGACTAATGTAGTTTTTTTCATGGTCGTATTTCCTTGAGTACGTTGATGGAGCGGAAGAGTTCGGTGTTGAGTGTGGGGTTTCCGTTGGCGTCCGGTTTGATGACGGTGACGAGATTGTCGGCGTCGGTGAGTGTCCACCAGCCGTTCTGCATGAAGCAGGAGAGATAGCCGTCCAGTGTTTGGCCTCTCCTCGTGAGTCCGATGAACCGGTGCAGGTCAAGCTCTCCCGGCGTGGAATGCCGCCAGTCGATGCTTTCGCTCACGTTCATTCCTCCGGCTCCTGTGATTCGTTGTAGAAGTCTTTGGGAGTGATGGTCACGCTGATCTGGCATCCGGCGGCGAGCGCCGCGCTGATGATGTCGGTGATGTTCGTGTTCTCGTTCATTCTGCTGTTCCTTTTTTCTGGATTGTTGTGATGATTGCGCGCACCCGGTTGCGGTAGATGGCCTTGTTGCCCTCCGGCAGTCTGTTCCAGTCTGAGTCAAGGAGCAGGCCGGAACTGTTGCAGTCCGAGTAGTAGAGCTGTTCGGCGGCGGCTTCCACTTCCAAGCCGGTGGGCTCCCGCTGAGCGCCGAACATGTACGCCTCCTGCAAGTCGTCACTGGTGTAGACCTGGGCCAACGTGTCGTGCACGTCGTCCACCGTGCGTTCGGGGTAACGGAAGCACGCCTCCTTGCTGATGATGCTCATGATTCTTCCTTGGTTTTCATGGCGTTGACGGCTGCGAGCGCCGGCCCCGTCATGAGGGTGAGGTAGTGCCGGTATTCCGTGATGTCCCTGTCCAGGCAGTCGTGGACGCGGTGCGTGGGCTTGGCCCTGTGCGTGTAGGGGTCTCGGCCGAGCGTCTTGGCTGTGAGGCGCAGTGCGGTCAGGTCGAGTGCCCGGTAGGAGAGTAGGTCGTCGATGCGTTCCGCGGTTGCGCAGAATCTGAGGATTATGGGCAGGTCGAAGCGTTGGATGTTCGTGCCTGCGGGGTGCAGCGTGTACATGCCGCTCATGTCCTTGATGAATCTCACGGTCTTCCGTGCGATTGCCTCGGGCGAGCAGTGGACGGGGTCGCTGGTCTCGCATTGGGCGAGCAGACCGTTGTTCAGATGCAGGTCCAGGGCGGGCAGTTGCGCGGAGAGCATGGTCTCCCGGCTGATGTGGACGACCGCTTCGAGGAGCGCGTGCTCTCGCATCGCGTCCAATGTGGTGCAGCGCAACCCAATCTCCAGTATCGAACACTTGTTCGCATCTAATCCGGTGGTTTCCACGTCCATCCACAGCAAAGCGTCTGGTTTTTCGGGGCTCATAGTTCCTCCCCGTGGTCGGCGAGCGCGTCGGCGATGGCTTCGCGGATGATCCGGTGTTCGGCGAGGGTGAAGCCTTGGGGGATGATGATGGTTCTGGTGCCTACGGGTGTGTCGGGTGGGATGAGCATGGTCACGCTGGTGGAGTCGTCGCGTAGCGTGAAGTCCACGTTGTCGATGACGCCGGTCATGCAGGCCGTGTTGTAGGTGTTGGGGTTGGTCATTGTTGGTTCCTTTCGTGTTCGATGAGGCGGTCGAGGCAGGCGAGGGCCGAGTCGGGGAAGCCTTGCCGGAGTTTCGCCCATGTGTGCGCTTCGGCGTCGGGGATGGTGGGATCGTTGGCGAGGGTGTCGAGGATGGCGTGTTGTTGGCGTGTCCATGCGATCTTCTCGTCGTGGTCGATGACGCGGCAGAGGTACCATCGGGCTTTTTCGAGGTCTTCGACGGGCCGGCCCTTGCCGTGGTAGCGCCAGAGGTATTTGATGGCGTTGCCGAGGCAGAAGCTGGTGTCGGCGGTCAGTTCGATGCACTCCATGCCCGGGTGCGAGCGTGTGTAGTGGTTTGGTGAGTTGACGGGGTCGTTGGCCC